TCACTGATGAAACATTAAATGCGTTACGAATACCTCCATTTCCTTCTGTGTAAGGAGATGTGGCAAATGTGCCATCAAAATTAACCCAAGCTTTTGCACGACCTTGTGCTACCTGTTCAGGTGTTGAATTATTAGCACCGTTTATATCTTGTAAGTTGTTGACTTTGAGTGTTGACATAATTAATCTCCAAAAACAACAGCGTTTATAACTGATCTATCTTCAGCATCACCATTTACATTAGCCAATCTAACCTTAAAAGCACTTACTGTATAATCATTAGCAGCCGTACCACTAAAAGCAAATCTACCAGCATTTGCCATCGCTACATAATTTATATTTGACATATTATTTGTAAAACTACAAAGATAATTTCCTGTGCCATTATCTGTTATTGAACTGATATTAAAGCTACCATAAGCAGAAGATATTGATACAGTCCCTGTTCCATTAAAACGTACCCATGCTTTTGCACTTCCTGATTGGAATGGTGCTAAAAGATCAGTTCCTCCAATATTTTGTATAGTGTTTACTTTTAGTGTTGACATAATTTAAAAAATAGCTACACAAAGTCTTGAATCATCTGCTCTGTTACTGCTGCTTTCATCTCTGAAAACTCCTAACCTTATACTTGTAGTAGTTGGTGCGTGTTGATAAGTAGAAACGTGGCAATGATGTGTATTGACAGGCCCAGAATGACCTATGGTGTAAGCATAATTTGCATCAGGTAAAGCATTTTCAAAAGTAAAAATATAATCTCCTACACCTTTATCAGTTATAGAACTAACATTAAAATCTGAAGTTATACTTGCTGTACCTGTTCCGTTTATACGACAAAATGCTCTAACATATCTACCAACTTCTGTACCAGCACTATTTTTAACAACAGGTAATGTACTTGTTGATAAACTTTGTATATTAGCAACATTAAGAGTACTCATTTAAACAACACTCCAAGTTTCACCTGATCCAACAGTAACTGTTACACCTGAGTTTATCGTAATTGGCCCAAAACTACCAGCGTTTTTACCATTTGTTATTGCGTAACTTGTTGTTATTGCTTGATCGTTTTCCCAAAAAACTTGGTTAGTTCCACCACCAGTTGCACCACCTGCAACACCCCAACTTAGCGTTCCAGAAGTGTCTGTAGAAATTAAAGCATAGCCAGCAACAGCAGGGTTTGCAGTTGGCAAGGTAAGAGTTAAATTTGCAGCTAACGCACTGGGAGATTTTACAGCCACATAGTTTGTTCCATTACCTGTCTGTTCACTAAATCTAATTTCTTTTTGATTATTAACTGTTAAACCATTTTGATCTAGAAAAGATATTTCAGCTTGGTTTGCAACAAGACCTATTTGGTTTGTTCCTTTCTTGTAGAATCCTGTTCCAGTATCACCAAAGTGAAAAGATGGTGCGGATGTAGAACCAGTAGATGTTCCCAATACACCTGTCATTACTCCACCAGCTTTAAGAAGTAATCCAAGATTTGTTTGTGCAACATCTCCTATCTCTACAAAATCATCATTTGCTTTATTTCTTATTTTTAATATCTGTGATGTATTGCTAACTTCATTAACGTGTAACTGATATGCAGCAACACCAACTGTTGGATCACTACTGCCAGACTGTAGACTTCTTAACGCATCAATAACTTGTTGCAGTTTTGTTCTTACCTGCAAACCAGTACCATTATCTACGGTAAATCCTGTTCCTCCAGTTGTATCTACTCTTGCCATTTAGTCAGCCCTCTTCATGCGTAGTAATAGTGAGTTTTAACAATACATTAAGCACCTTTACCATATCCTAACGCTTGAAATGAAAATTTCACATCAATAGGTGAATCTGATGAATTTTTAAATACTATTGTAAATCCTGTACCAGATACATTACTTAATACAAAGTAATCTCCAGAATCAAGATTATAAGGTGAAATACCAATTACAGGTAAAAAAGTAGTATTTGATCCACCTATATCACTTGTTCCTGTAAAAAATCTATTAGCAAAAACTATATCAACACCACTAGCAGAAGTACCAGATTGTATTGGTGTACTTATAACATTCCCTGATGAGATGTATTTATTTTCTACTCTTGAAGGCAAAGAAGCATCAAATCCTAATTCTAAAAACTTTATATTTTCATTTGTATCTACAGAAATAAGATTACTTTTAAATTTAAAATATCTAGCTACAAAAGATCCATTTCTTAAATTAATAAAACTTGTATAAGTTGAATTATCATTTGATGTTTGTACTGTTAATCTACCCTTTAATCTATCAACAGCAGCACCGTCAAAATTTACCCTTGCATCTAAATCAGGAATAGAATCAAATTGATCTGATATATTAAATCCTTCACTTTTTATATGTCTTTTTAATCTTAAGTTTTGATAAACAGCACCTAGATCAAAAGTATTTGCAAAATCATAAGTACCAGTTAAATTATTGGCTGGATTTGTAAGTTGTAACGCACCAGAAACAACACTTAAATTAGTTTTTGTGCCACTAAAAGCTGTCTGTTCTCTTTGTTGTTTTATAACAAGTTCATCTTCTGTTTCTGGCAATGCAAATTCTACCTTTGCTTCGTTTGCTGATAAATTACTTGCTAAATCTTCAAACTTAATACTGTAAGTACCAGCTAACGCAGGCACAACAACTTCTGTTGTATTACCATTACTTGTATCAAGATCAATAGAATTACTAAAAGTAGTAGTTGCTAGTGATGTTGTGGAATGTCTGATCAAACATCTACCACCAAATATCACATCTTTTGCTAAAGCCAAATCCCAACTTAATCTAACTTGATAATTATTGATAGGTTCTATCTCTAAATTTGTAGGTTGTTCTGGTAGTGCAGATAAAGCATTTACAGCAATATTAGCTTCTGTTGGTGTGTTTGACCTTTGACCTAAAGAGTTAACAGTAAAAAGCCGTATATCATACGATCCAGCTTCAAATTCTGTCTGTACAATTTCAAATGTTGTTTCTTGTGTATTAACAAGGGTGAAATTATCTCCATCTCTTCGATACTGCAATGTATAACCAGAAGCACCCTCTACTGCTTGCCAATCAATAAATACTTTTGGTACTGCTCTGTTATTAATAACAACAATTTTTTCTTCAAGAGTTAAACCTGATGGCGGTGATAATATTGCAGTCAGTAAATTTATTGTTCTTGATGGTAATTGCTCACCATCTTCTACTGCTGCATATTTATCTTGATTATGACTTAAAGCAGTGATAGCATAAGTTTTTTTAGCTGTTTCTTTTATATTTATTACTCGCCAATTAGTAACGAGTAAACTAGCCGATTCAAAGATATAAGGACTATTAACAACAGGTGCGGAAGAAAAAGCACTGGAAACATTAACAACAGTTTGATCTGCAGAATAGCCAGATATTGTTTTAGTTTCTACTGTTCCATTACTAAGTAAACAACTAATAGTAGGTGAATCACTAATATCGGGTTGATTTGTTCCATCTACATTATCAATAGTTATTTGATCTATATTTGAGTTACCTTGACTTGAGCTAACTGCTTTTACTACACCTCCTCTTCTTGTTGCTGCTTTAACTCTATCTGCAATACCAATAATACTACCTATTTGGACAACAGAACCAGCAGCAATGTTAGTTTCAAAAACACAAGTTTCAGTAGCAGTTTGTTGTGTATTCAAAAACCATTTACCAACTCTTTGTGCCTGACCTCTTGAGGTCGTTCCAAATGTTCTAATCGTATTTATATGTTCACCGTACTTTGCTATTGCTGCTGTATCTTTAACAGTTACATAATCTAATTGTTGAGTTCCTAAATCAAAATAACTAATATTTATAATAGTAAATCTTGTTTTTAAAGAACTGCCACTATAAACAAAATTACCATCTACAACATTTGCATTATTAAATACGTAATCAAAAGATACTGTGCTTGGGTTAGCAAAATCTTTTGGCGCGTCTTGTGATATTTTTATTGTACCTTCTGAATAAAACGGCATTGCTCTCATCACAGAACAAATATCGTTAATAACTTTTAGTGCTTCTTGTTGTGTTCTTATATTTACATTTAAAGAAAACCTAGGTTCCTGACCACCTTGCCCATCATCAACTAACTCACCACAATATTCACTTGCTTTTTGAAAGACAAATTTATCTAATGATGATTCTGGCAATCCACAACCATACTGTAAATTCTCTTCAATTTCATTATTATTATTTCTTGTAATTCTATCTTCGTGCGAAATAAGAAGATCATAAAGTATCCATGCAGGGTCACTTGTCCACTCTTTTACAATATTATTATTGTTATCTTTTTTAAAAGATCCATTAAACGTACCACTATAAGTAAGCCTACCTGTTGCACGTTCTACTGTTGCATTATGTGGGATTTTTATCTTTTTACCTCTTACACGTAAAACTCTTGAGGGCAGTGATGGAAATTCCTCTGCACTAAAGCGTAATGAGGTATAAGCAACGTGTGGATAGTTATTTGATTCTTCAATAATTTCTGTAACACCACTTAAACGCATAAAATTTAAAGTATTAGCATCACCTTCATCATTAGTTCTAGTTAAAGTTACTGTTATTGGAAAAAAAGCACCTGATTGTCCTATAGCTGTTGTGTTATAACCAGTGACATCAGATAGCCTTATACCATAATCACGACTATAAGATGATGTACTTTTACCTCGTACAGTATCAGTAATAACAGTCTGTTCAGATCCATTATTAGGATTAATTTTTATTTGTACATTTACACTTGTTGATTTTCTATCCCCAGAGCTAGTATCTATTCTAAAAAATTGATCGAACTTAACTCTAACTCTTACTTTATCTACATTTACATTATTAAGAGTTACAGATCGTGTTATAACTGAACCACCTGCTTGAAATCTAACAAGTTCTCCAATATCACCATGTTGTAATTTTTGTAATTCAATAGATTGTATCTCTGCTGCTGGTAATATTGCATTGTTAGCAGTGCCTTGTTGAAACTGAAAATCAACACTGTCATAATTAAAATCAGATGTTGCTGGACTATTTACATTTGCATCACTAGCTAAAACTGGTTGATTATTTAAAAATAAATCTTTTAAAAACGCATTTTTGTATGCTGCAGATGTTTTATCTGTAATATTATCTTTATGTGCTGTTGCACTTAGTTCTATTTCTCCTTCACTTAAAATATCAACAAGAGTAATAAAATCTATTGACTTTAAACTCCCAGAAGGAAGTTTTGCATTTTGTTGATAAGCTAAACTATTATTTTTACTAATAATATTATAAATTGAACTCATTAATTATTCACCACCTGTAAAGTATCTACATTTGCACTAATAGTATTTGTTCCAATTAAAGTTTCTCCATAAACAATATTTATTGGTACGCCTTGTTTTGAAATATTAGTCGTTCCATCAAAAGTAAAACTAGGGTCTTGTTCATCCGCACCGCCAAATGTAGGTGGTGTAGGTGGTGGAAATAATAAATCAGAAACTCCCTGTAAAAGTAAAGATGCACCTATTGCTGTAAAAGCTGCTTGAACTTTTACACCTACAGTTAAACCTAATACGGTTGCTCCTCCTCCAAGAGCAACAGCAGCTACACCCAAACCAATTTTAAAAAGCCTTCCTAATCTTATTTCACCATGTACAACTGGAATTATTTTTATATCACTTTCTGTCTGCAAGTCTAATAAATCCTCTGTAATTCTTACTTTACCTGCCATTACACAATATTCTTGTGTTTTTATATGGTCTGCTACTCCATCAAAATTATTTACTAAAAAACTAAAAGCTTGTCTAGGACTTGCTACATCTATTTCAAATGTAGATTGCCCTATAAACTTTCTTAACCGACCATAAATAGTTAATTTAATCATCTACTTCTGCTGGATCTAGTTTAATAATAGATCGTGTCTTTGGATCTACAAGATAAAAAGGCAAATCATTATACTTACAACTAATTTTATCAGCATGACTAAATTCCAACAATCCATCAGGATGACTATGAACAATACCTAAAACCTCACCTTGATCTTCACCATCTGCCCAAGATATAGGATCAATAACAAATGATTCTTCTTTATAAGCTTTTGATATATTTTTACATTTCCAATAAATCTGCTTACCATCTATATCTAAAACAAGGCCACAACATTCTTCTGGGTAACACTCTGTAGCGTGTTTATATGCTTCTGTAGCCCATTCATTGCAAGTCATTAGATAAACGTACCAGCAGCAGGGAACAAGTCTCTAGTGACTATTCTGGCAGGTATTTTTTTATTCTGCATATCTAATTCACCAACTAATTCAAACTGTACAACTTGCCTATTTTCAACAGCTTTTCTATCTATATAGTAAATTCGGTCTTGTAATCTATCTGTGCTAGGAATACCAAACGGATTATCACCAACAAAATTTTCATTATCTAAAGATGAAGCTAATGGTAAAAGTCTTGTCACTTTTGCATTTAAAAGATCATTTTTAGCAGTAACTTTATTAACAACATTTAAAAAATCACTCATAGTCATAACTGTTGTATCTTTTGTAATACCACCTAAATTACTAAAGGTGAGAGTAGGTCTTGGAATTGTACCTTTACTTGTATCTTCAAAACCCTCTGCTTTAACTGCCACTCTTTGGTAGCTATTTCCATTAAAAATAATCTGCCCAAAATTATTTAAATTTGCACCAGCATGAAATCTAAATACAGTATCTAAATTATTAGGATTTCCAGATGGTATATGTAAACCAACAGTAAGTTCAAGTTCATATAACTCAATAACGGAACTTGGATTAATTTTGTTTAATTCAGAAAAAGGTATTGCCATTATGGTTCAAATACTTCTCTAAAAACTACAGTTACAGTTGCAAGATTAGAATAATTTATAGTTTTTCTGTAATTTGAATCAATTACAAAATTACCTACTACATCATTTGGTGGTGTGTAAACAAAACTATCTGCATTAATAGCTCTTAAATTTAAAAAGTTTATTAAACTATCACTTTCAGATTCAGTTATATTAGTAAATTCTAAATCAATAGTTCTAAAATTTTGATTTAAACCCTCCGTTAACCTTTGTTCAAAACCATCTCCAAATTGTATAGTATTAATTTTTGGATTATATTCTATTTTTATACCATAATTAGGACTTAAATTAACATCAGTATTAAAATTTGCCATTAAGTTAATAACCCCCCAACTCTTTTTTCATTAATAATTACAGCCTGTATTGCTGCTGCAAGTTGTTCTCCAAATTGATTACCTTGATTATTTTCTGCCATAACTGAAGTTGAATCTACACTTACATTTACAACAACATTAGTACCACCGCCTTGACTAACAACACCTAAATTACCATCAGCACCACGTTTTAAAGGTAAAATCGCTTCTGAACCTGACCCTTCACCTGCAACTGCGATACCACCATTAGACATATATTTAAAATGTGGACTATTAATAACACCACCTTTTGCATACTCTGTTAAATGTTGACCATTAGAAAATGCGTTTCCTTTTGCACTAAATAATCCTTCAAACCATCCTGTTAAAGGTGAAATTATTGTTTGCTGTATTGCTATACGTGCAAATTCTTCAATAATAGAATCAGCTAATTTTTTAAATTCAAACTTACCTTTGGTAACAAAACTCACTAATTGATCTTCTAATTTTTTTAAAGAATTGATAGCTATATCTGACATTGCTTCACCAACTGTTTTTATACTGCCTTTAAATTTTTCTAATTTAGATTTCATTTGTTCGCCAAAAGTTTTATCTAATTGTGTTTCTAGTTTATTTGCATCTTCTGTACCTTTTACAAAATATGAACTGCCAGCAAATTCTTCGCCTTCAAATATTTGTTTAAATACTTTCATATCTTCTTTAAACTGTTTATTCGTTTCTTTTAAACCACCACCAAACGCTTTACTAGCAGCCCCAAAATTACCTTGTGCTAATTCTCCTACACCTGTAGCAACAGCTTTTAAAGTAGTTATTAAAAATCTAAAACCAGCAACTACTGTAAAAACAGAAGCACTAATAATTTTTAAACCTTTTTCAACACCATCAAAAAAAACTTCAAAATCTTGATCTGCACTAAATATATTACTAAACATTTTTAATAAATTATTTAATGTAGGTAATAACGCATCTGCTAGTTGCTTTCTAAATCCATCAAATCTTATTTGTAGAACTGCTATCTGGTCATTAAAGTATTCAGCGTTTTGTGCAAAGTTTTCTGATACTTCATAATTAAATTCTGTAAGTGCTGCTTTACCACCATTCAGCATATTAATCATACTTGCACCACTTCTACCGAATATTTCCATAGCTATTGCAGCTTTTGTTGCACCATCTGGCATATCAGCAAATCTATCAGCAATTTCTCCTAATACTTGTTCATTACTTTTAAAAGTACCGTCAGTATTACGTACAGATAAACCTAAAGCATCAAAACTATCTTTATAAGTTGCTACACCTAAATCAGCTTCACGCATTGATTGACTTAACCGCCTTAAACCTTTATCAATAGTTGCTTGTTCTATACCAGCTAATTTTCCAGCGTTTACATATGCCTGTAATGTATTTGCAGCAATCCCTGTTTGATCTGACATTTTGCCAAAAGCATCAGCAGAATCTATAGCCCCTTTAACAAATCTAGTAAATGCACCAGCAGCTAATATACCAGCAAATATTTTTAATGCACCATTTAAACCACCAACTGCTATTTTTAAATTTTTTACTTTACCCTGAACACCTTGCATTGAATTGCCAAGACGTTTTATACCTTGTTCTCCAACAGTTTTAGCAGCTATTACAACATCAAATTTAGCCATTATTTTTTCCCTTCTTTATTTATTAGTTCTAATGCTTTTGCTTCCATTACTTGCAAATCCTCAAAAACAGAAGGTAAATCATATGAATACATATTAGCAACTTGTATTACTGCTGCATAGTCTAAACCAGAAACACCGCCAAAACCTGTTCTAAATTGTGTTTGTACACTTAAAAATAATTTTACTGCCTCTATATTTTCTTTTAAAATTTTAAAATTTGTTTCTTTTTTTTCAGGTAATTCTAATTTGAAAAATTCAGCAGCTTCTTGTAATGAATTACCTGTATTTGTATTACCGCTATTAAACCAATATTCAACAGCGTCTAAAAGTTTTTTCTCTTTAGCCCACCTGTATAAGCTTCACCAAAAACATTTGCAATAAAAGCAGAAGCACCTGCTACATTTAATAATTTATTTACATATGTATCTGTAAAAGGTAAATCATTGCCTTCTTTATCTTGCATACCAGACCAACCAACCATAATTTCCTTACATATTTCAGCATTAGATAAACCTTCTTCACTTTGCAACCTTCCTAATTCTTCAAACCTTTCTTGCGTAATGCGTTTAAATGTTGCAGTAAAAGTATGTGTTTCTAATTTATTTTTTGTTGGTATTGGTAATTTTACTTTCCAATCAAATGTATCAGCAAGATCATCAAGAATAAAAGCCATAAGACTACGTAGCAGAGTTAATGGAATTTTAAACTCATTTCATCATTTCCGCTACTAGGTAAAGCTCTATAGGCAATATTTAACATTTGATAACCTTCATTATCTTCTT